TTTGCGGCGTCAATGGCTGCGTCTTGGATGTGTGCGGTCGTGATGGCCGCTTCACTGATCTTGGCGCTCGTGATCTCGCCGTCCTTGATCTTGGCGGCATCAATTGCCGCGTCCTGGATCTTCGCGGTGTCAATGGCTGCGTCGGCGATCTTGGCACCGGTGATTGTTGCATCCTCGATCTGCGCTGCCCCGACGGCGGCTGAGCCAATCTTCGCTCTGGTAATGGCAGCGTCCGCGATGTGCGCGTTGGTGATCGCGGCCTCGTGGATTAGCGCCGAGGTAATCGCCGCGTCCTGGATATGCGCGGTTCCGATCGCGGCGACCTGTATCTTCGCGGTATCGACGGCGAGGTCGCGAAGCTGGCCGGTTCCAACCGAGCCAAACATCAGTTTCGAGCCGGGGATGCTCGTGGAGGCGAACTGCTTGGCCGAGATCGTCACGCCCTCGAGCCCGTTGGCAACGGTTCCAAGCGACATCCTCGTATAACGCCGGCCGATACAGTCGTAGATGTAGTCCGTCATGCGCATGGCAATGGCGACACCCAACCGCTCGCAGAACACATGCACGGTATCTCCGAGGAAGATATGGTTGAGCCCGGCTAGTTCTTTCCCCTCGACCGTGTCCGGGAGGTTTACGAAGTCGACGGTGATCGTGATGTCGGGAAGGTCACAGCCGGCATCGAACTCGGCCCACGCAGCCTCGCGCATCTTCGCGTAGCACTCGGTCTTCGTCATCCGGTCGTCGCCCTTGGTGACTTCCTTGGCATCGCTTACGTCGAGCGTCCGCCACTTGATGTTGGCGTACTCGGCAATGTGCGGGCTATCGAGATAGAGTTCGGGGAGGTAGAGGGGTTTTGCGTCCTTGTCCTGTCCGACGGGGATGATGCGGGTGATGACATTGCTCTCGTCCTCGTCGACCGTCAGGCCGGTGATGTTCTTGCCCTGCCGGATGGTGACGCCGGAATCCTGGCCGACGCGCTTCACAGCATAGACGTCGAACCAGTCGCGGGCAAGCTCGCCGTGCCAGGTTTCCATCAACCCAGCATCGCCCAGCAGCATGTCAATGGGATTCGTGTTCGTCCATTCCGCGGTGCCGGTGGTGTCGAGGTCAGAGAACATCGTGAAGAGGTGCTCGTCCTCGCATTTTGAGAGGATGTTCGCGGCTACAGCGGAGCCGGCCACATCCTTGGGTTCGTAGCTTCGGACGAGATTGTCCGCGAGGTCGTAGAACATTTGCCGGGCGTAGACGGTGATCCCATCCAGACCCGGCACAATGCGGTAGATGCGGAACGGTTGGTCTCGCAACTGCTTCGGTTCCACGATCTCCTTTTCAGCGGTTCCCGGAACAGTCTCCGTTCGCACATACTGGAGGTAGGCCGACGACATGTACCCACGCTTGCCGTCCGGCGTCGTGACCTCGTACCAGCTGGAGGTCGTCTTTTTGAGAAGCACGACCTGCGAGCCGTTCTTGTACTTGCCGAGGATCTTATACTTCGTTCCGGTTCCGCTGCGAAGGTGCAGTCGCCCGCCACTCGTAGACACCCGCCAGATTTCTCTGGTTTCGGCAGGTGTGGCGGAGACCGCGATCGCCGGGGTCATGGCGGCGGGGATGGACGCTCGGATGATGTTGCCGCGCTGGAGCCTCTGCCACTTGTCGTCCTCGTTTAGCGGGTGCTTCATCGTCAGTTCCCACGTGCCGTTCAATGTTTCCGTGACGGTACACTCTGTGGGAAGCAAAGCGCCGAGGCCGTTCGATGAGAAGTCGGTAGCCGTTTTCTCAAATACGCAGATCATAAGTCTCTCCAATTCGGTTTGATCGTGAGGGAAACGACGTTGCCAGTCCAGCTGATCGCATTCGTACCAGGGACGATCAATGGAAATTCGCCCGTCATGGCGGCGTTCTGATTGACCGGCAGCTGGCCTTCCATCTTGTACGCCTCCATATGCGGGGTGTCGAGGATGATAGCGCCGTCGACGCCCTCCAACTCGATGATGTACTGCCCGATCATAAGCGTGATGTCGCCGGAGACGGTGACTGTGATGATGGGTTCTGATGCTGCCGTTCCAGGGTTCACGATGAAACCGCCCGAATCGAGGAGGGTCTCTGTCGGCGATTCGTCGTGGTAGAAATGCGGCTGGCAGCGGAAGTTGATGGTGAAGTTTCGGTGTGAATTCCCGCGCAGGATCTTCGCGTACTCGATCTGGTTCGCCACGCGGGCATAAAAAAAGCCGCCCGGGCGGTCCGCGAAGGCGACCTTTCCATCCCCATGGAGCCAGGAACTGATCTCCCGTATTCGGGAGGTGTCCTGGATGATGCACTCGACCGGAGCGATGAATTCGTCATAGACGGCGTCTCCCTCGAGCTTCGTTAGTGTCCCGCTGCGCCCGAACACTTTCTCCGTAGAGACGCGTTCAGCCGGACGAATGATGTCCGGCTGAGTTAAGACATGGATGCCGTAGTCGGCGCAGCGCACGCCGTTCCAGGTAAACCAGTCATTCAAAAAATCACCACCTCCGGGAAGAAGAACAGCGCCTCTTTGCGGATGCGCTGCATTATAATTATACCCGCCGGTTTCGCTTTAGGTTTTTACCTTCTCAATACAAATTTCTGGCTTGGATACCCATACTCAATCGTCAGTCCATCCTCTACAAAGCCAAACTTTTTATATAGCGCTCTTGGAGCATCCCCCAACCTGTCATCCTCTCTAAATGTAGACACCCATATATCGATGTCGCTTGGAAACATTGAAATCATCTTTTCCACAAGCGCTGAACCAATCCCCTTTTTTCTGTGCAGAGGATGAACAGCCATGCAAGATAAGCATTTGCTTTGAATTGAGAAAAGCAAAACGCCTACAATTCGGCCATCGTATTTTACACATAATGCTGTCTTACGGCGAATATTATCTTCAAGTACTTTCTTATAATCATCAATTACTAATCCAGGAAAATTATCTTTCACGGCATAGACCATGTTCATCCAATTTTCAACGTCTTCTAATGCCGCAAACTGTAATACATATTGATCCTCCATAGTTCTCTCTCCCTCATTTCGTAGATCGGTGAATCATCTATCCAGCCAACTTCCTGTTTGCCCAACCCGGTAAACAGGATACGAAAGAATAAAACCCCGTGCGAGTACCTTACCTCGCGCCCAACACCGCCAGTTGCCGCTTCGTCAACTGCACGATTCGTGCCAGTGACTGGCCATCTGTCTCCTCCACCGCATGTAGATTCTTTCTGTATTTAACCGGCACAATGTCGGCTAACCAAGTAGTCTGTCGATTTCATACATCTCGACTACGCCAACATCATCAGCGGAAACTAAGCCGACCTTCCTAAATCCGAGTTTCTTCAGTATTTTTGCGGATGCGATATTCGCCGCATCCGTAGTGGCGACATACTTTTTATGGCTATAGGTAGCAAAGAGAAACTGCAATACTGCGCTTGCGGCCTCGTACCCATATCCACGGCCCCAGCTATCCTGACAAAAGCCATACAGGAACTCATTTGCGCCCATTTCCGTCGAGAACCGAAAGCCACAATACCCAAGATACTTGTTACTCTCTTTCTCTACTACGGCGAACTCAACCGCGGAATCCGAAAACGGCGCCTCGCATTCCTCCTTGAATTGAGCCTGACGATCGCTGTGTTCCAGCTGCGTAACTCCGCCAGTATATTGCTTGGCAACCGGGTCGCTGATCATCTCCCAGAAACGTTCAAAATCCCGGAGTTCATGCTTTCTCAAAAGAAGGCGCTGTGTTTCGATTTTCACGAGATAAACCTCCTGTTTCAACAGCATTGGTTGAGATGTCAGCGAGGCTCATTTCACCCCCACCGCTGCTTGCTGCCGCTTCGTCAGTTGCGCGATCTCAATCGCGAGCGAGCGCACGTCCTGCTCGTCGCGCACGTAGAGCCTTTCAACCTGAACCGTTGTGCTTGCCTGTTGGTTGTAGGTTCGTCGCTGGTCGTAAGCGTAGTTGTTTGAAGCGCCAGCCTGCGCTTCAGCGGTCAGAAAGCGAGCGGCGTTGCGGATGGCTTTTGCCTGGGATTCCGTCTCACGGAGTACGCCCTCGCCAAAGCCCTTCATCGCCATCGCGCCGATCTCGTCCCGGAACACGCGCGACGGGGACTGGATCTTGAGCGCTTCCTTTGCCGCCGCAACCGCGGAATTTGCGACAATGCGGATCGCCGTTACTACAGAAGATTTTCCGGAGAGTATCCCCAGGCCGAGGCCGATCATGGCGTTCTTGCCAACGTTCTTTATGGCATCCCCGCCGAGTGCTGACCTGAGACCGCTCTCGACATTCGACGCGACCGTCGCTGCCGAGAAAGACAGGTCGTATTCCGCCATGCCTACACCGATACCGGCAGCGGCGTCGCTTCCCACGGGCTTCGTGCGGTTCGCCGGCGAACTGGAATCGAACGCTCCGGGCGCGCGTAGCGCAGATTCTGTGTTTGTTGCGACTGTCGCGGCATCTGTCGACAGGTCAGCGCCCGCCATGCCTTCGCCAATGCCTGCAGCGGCATCAGCGCCGACACCCTTCGCAGCGTCAATAACAGCCTGCAGGTTCGCGGCGACGGTCTCCCCGTCCATTGTCCAGCCTGTTTGCTCCATAGAACTGCCGATGCCCGCCGTGACGTTGTTCTGGAGATTGAACGTCTCAAGCATGTCGACCAGGCCCATGATCGTCTCCAGATCGGAAACGACGCCCTCGTCGAGCGTCTCGCCGTTCTTCAGCGCCGCGATGGTCTCCTGCACAAACGTCTGCACCGCAGCCCAGTCTTCGACGTCGACATTTTGCAGTGGCTCAACCGCGCCCTTCAGGGAGTTGCCGACATATGCACCCCAGCCGTACTTCCACGTGTTACCCTCTTCGTTGATATGCCGAAGCCGGTCTTCCGCGATCGCCAGCCATTCGAGCGTCGTAGCGTCGAGGATGCCTCCAAGGAAGGTGCTCTTCGTGTTGAGCGGCACTTCCGCTTCTTGTACGGACTGTGCCGTGCCCCGAATCTCGGGGGTGATCAGCACGTGCATCGTGCCGTCTTTGTCGTAGACGAACAGCGTGTCGGCGGTGATCTTCTCCTTCGGCACGATGTCGACCGGGATCTGCTGGCCGTTCAAGTAGAACTGTGCGTCCGGGTCGTTTAACGCATCCTCGGGGTTCTCGTACTTCTCGCCAAGACGAACGATGCCCTTGATCTCTACAGGATTGTTGGTAACGAACTCGTTGTAGGCGGTAAGATCGTAGCCGGTGATCGCGATCTTCACGGACGGCGAAGGCTTCTTTGCGCCAGTATCATCGTAAGCGGCGATCTTTGCAGTAAACGCTGGGAGCAGCTGTGACTTGTCCGCACCGGTCGCCTCCGCGTACGCGTTGACGATGGCCTCCACCTGATCCGGCGACAGCGCGGAGAGATCCGCTCCTTCCGCTTCAAGGTAGGAGGAAACCTGCGCGACGACGTCGTCCGGGGAAAGGGTTGCCGTGGACGCTCCGCCCTCGACTTCTCTATAGGAAGAGATGAGCGCGTCGACCACAGGCTGCAGCTTGATGGCGGTCTCGGATTCAGTATAGCCTTGGATGACCGCATCGGTCGTAATCGCTCCCGGATTCTCCGCGAACGTCGCCCAGCGCTGTTCCGCAGCCGTCATGTCGAGGTCGACGGCGATCTTCTTCATCTCCTCCGGAACGAGGTTGTTGAGGATGGCGCTCAGCCCTTCGAGTTCCCCGGACCGCTCCTTCGCGAAGTCCGCGAGCGCCGCCAGTTGGTCGATGTTCCCGGTCATGTCCATGTCGGGGAACATCGTATTGACCTCATCCTCGGACATGCCGCCGTCGAGCAGCCCCTGCACCTGCTGGAGAAGCCCAAGGTAGGAGATCAGTTCCCCCTCGTCCATACCCTCAAACAGCGTATTCATCTGTTCGAGGATCGCAGGGTC